CGTGATGAAGCTACGTTCGTAGTGTCAAGAAGAAGATGGGCAGCTACTGTACAAAGATACGATAACGAAATTAAAACACAAAGACCAGCCGAAGGCGATTTAATATATCTTCCTCTAAGTAAATCTTTTTTTCAAATAACACATGTAGAACATGAACAACCATTTTATCAATTAAGTAACTTGCCAGTATACAAAATGAGATGTCAGTTATTCGAATATACTGGCGAAGATATGGATACGGGTGTAGATGCTTTAGATAGCCTTGAAATTAAATACGCGTATAGGTATATCTTATCGCTAACTAATAAAACAGGTGATCCTTTTAAAGTTGGTGAAACAATCACTTCAGCAAGCGGCGGCACCACAATGAGAGGCGAAGTTGCTAAGTATTCTGATTCAGATAGTAAACTTCATATTATTCATGCAGGTGCTGATGATGGCAAATACCATACCTTTGCTACAGCTGCAACTGTAGCTGGTTTAACAACAGGTGCAGGTGGCGTAATATCGTTAGTAGTAGAAGATAATCAATTATCAGAGAACGAGCAAAATGCAGATTTTTCAACAGGTGCAGACTTCATTGACTTTAGTGAATCTAATCCATTCGGCGATGTGAGTAATAACTAATGTTTGGCTCACACTTCTATCATGCAAAAACTAAAAAGGCTGTGGCGCTGTTCGGCAGACTTTTTAATAATATATATGTTATCAGACAAAATTCATCTGGGGCTGTAATCAGTCAACTTAGAGTTCCATTATCGTATGCACCTAAACAAAAGTATCTTGAAAGAATAAGAGAAAATCCTAATTTAACAGAAGACACACAAGTTGCAATTAAGTTACCAAGAATGTCTTTTGAGATTACGTCTATAGCATATGATGCGCAAAGGCAATTAGCTAAAGTTGGAAATTTTACTACAAATTCTTCTACTGGTGAAAATTCTAAAAGACAACGTTTTTTTAATCCAGTTCCTTATTCAATAAATTTTCAATTAAATGCATATGCTAAATCACAAGATGACGCATTACAAATTGTAGAACAAATACTTCCTACATTTAATCCACAATATGCAATGACAATAAAACCGTTTTCAACAGAATATCCTGATTTTAAAGAAGACATACAAGTTATTATTCAAGGCGTTTCTTTTTCAGATGATTTTGAAGGAGCAATGGAACAAAGAAGAACAATAATTTATACTTTGGATTTTGAAATGAAATTAAGTTTTCATGGTCCAATAACAGATACTAGTATTATAAGAGATGCTAGAGCAAAGGTATTTGATATCGGAGCTGGTTTAAATGATTCAGATATAGGATTAGAAACTATAGTAGTAACGCCTAATCCTTCAAATATTATTGGCCTCGAAGATAGTGACTTTGGATTTTCAACAACAATTTTAGATAGTGCGAGTTAAATATGTATGAATATAGATGTAAGGTAGTAAAGATTATCGATGGCGATACAGTCGATGTTGATATTGATTTAGGATTTGGTGTGTGGTTAAAGAAAGAGCGTATAAGACTATATGCAATAGATACTCCAGAATCTAGGACAAGAGATCTTGAAGAAAAAAAATATGGATTAGCTGCTAAGAAATTTTTAACAGGAATGTTAGATGACGAAGGTGGCATAACACTTAAGACACAAAAAGATGCTGAAGGTAAATTTGGCAGAATTTTAGGTGAATTGTGGAGAACAACAAATTATGCAGATCAATCTATTAATGATTATATGGTAGAAAAACATCATGCAGTAAGATACTATGGTCAATCTAAAGATGACATTGAACATGAACACATTAAAAATCGTGAGTTAGTTACATTAAATGAGTGATAAAAAAGATATGGAAAAATTCTTTCCTCCAGAAGAAAAGAATATCGATAATGATTACAAATATTCAAGAGACACATATTATGAGCTCGTGGAAAAAGGTAAACAGAGTTTAGAGTTAATGATTGAGGTTGCACGAGAAAGTGAACACCCTCGAGCGTTTGAAGTATTATCAGGAATGATTAAAAATATTTCAGATGTAAATGATAGACTTATGGATCTTAATAAAAAGAAAAAAGAAATAGATAAAAAAGATGATATTAAAAAGGTTGCAAACACAACTAATAATCTTTTTGTTGGTTCCACCACTGAGCTTCAAAAGCTACTAAAGAATGAATCGGAAATAGTGAATGTCACTCCAAAACCGGAATGAAAACTATCTAGGCAATCCTAATATAAAAAAAGACGGTATTACTTCTAATTTTACACAAGAAGAAGTACTTGAATATGCTAAGTGCATGAAAGATCCTGTATATTTTGTAGAAAAATATGCAAAGATTATTTCATTAGATAGAGGTTTAGTGCCATTTGAATTATATCCTTATCAAAAGAATATGTTTAAACAATTTGAAAGTCATCGATTTAATATTGTATTAGCATGTAGACAATCTGGAAAATCTATATCAGCTTGTGGTTATTTGCTATGGTTTGCATTATTTCAATCAGAAAAATCAATAGCGGTTTTAGCTAACAAAGGTGCTACTGCTCGAGAAATGCTAGCAAGAATAACTATTATGCTTGAAAACATTCCATTCTTTTTACAGCCAGGATGCAAAGCTCTTAATAAATCAAATATAGACTTTAGTAATAATAGTAGAATTATTGCAGCAGCTACTACAGGATCTTCTATTCGTGGTCTTTCTATAAACTTATTGTATCTAGATGAGTTTGCATTTGTTGAGCGCGCAGCAGAGTTTTATACATCAACATATCCAGTTGTATCTTCTGGTGGTGATACGAAAATCATAGTAACATCTACAGCAAATGGTATTGGTAATACATTTCATAAAATATGGGAAGGATCAATACAAGGCGTTAATGAATATAAAAATTTTAGAGTTGATTGGCATGACGTTCCTGGGCGTGATGAGAAGTGGAAAGAAGAAACAATAAACAATACATCTCAAATACAATTTGATCAAGAGTTTGGTAATACATTTTTTGGGACTGGTAACACATTAGTGAATGCTCAAACATTATTAAATTTAAGAGCTAAGCCGGCACAAAGGTATTTAGAAGGTGGAGACTGTTTAGTTTATAAAGAACCTATTAAAGGTCATGAGTATCTTTTAGTTGCTGATGTGTCAAAGGGAAGAGGACAGGACTATTCTTCTTTTAGTCTGATCGATATTAACGTTCGCCCCTTTGAGCAAGTGGTTGTGTATCGCAATAATACTATCTCGCCATTACTCTTCCCTAATATTATATATAAGTATGCGAATGTCTACAACCAAGCTTATTGTATTATTGAATCAAATGATCAAGGGTCTGTTGTTTGTAATGGTTTATATTATGATTTAGAATATGAAAACGTTCATGTTGAATCTGCAGTTAAAGCTAATGCTGTTGGCGTAGATATAAATAGAAAGTCTAAAAGACTTGGATGTAGTGCATTAAAAGACTTACTGGAAAATAATAAGTTAACAGTTGTAGATGAACAAACAATATTAGAAATATCAACGTTTGAAGCAAAAGGACAAACCTACCAAGCTGCAGTTGGTAATCATGACGATTTAGTTATGAATTTAGTAATGTTTGGTTATTTTGTATCTTCATCTTACTTTTCTAATTTAACTGATATCAATATTAAAGATATGATATTTAAACAAAAATTAAAAGAAATTGAAGACGATATAGTACCTTTTGGATTTATTAATGATGGTAATGAACAAGTTAAAAGAATTGAACCAGATGAAGAACACCCATGGGCTATTGAATACGATAGAAACCTGTAATATTATAAATAATGGTAATAACTATTGAATATTCGTATAATGTTTAACCGTATAAAAGAATGAGGAAAATAGAATGGCACTTTCTACACCATCAGAATCACCCGCGGTTGTTGTCAAAGAAATAGATCTGACTGGCGGCGTGCCAAATGTTCAGTCAACTACAGGCGCAACCATATTAGATGCAAGGTGGGGTCCGGTCGACGAACGAGTTCTAGTAGCTAATGAAGCTCAACTAGTAGACACGTTTGGTTCTCCAGACACATCCACAACAACATCGTTTCACAGAGCTAATATGTTTTTGAAATATTCTAGCAAATTGCAAATTGTTAGAATAATAGATTCAACAGCTAAAAACG